GGTTAGCCATTAAGGTAGCCCACATCCCATTTAATATGTTTGTCAACTGTATGGCAGCCAATTTCATGATATTCATTGAAGCTGTATTTGCATGGTTGGCAACGGTATTAGCTTGTGTTGTGACTGTATTCAGTGCTTCCGAAGCGGATTTTTTCTTTGTTGCCGCATCATTCAATGCTTTTTGTGCAGAATTACGGGCAATAGCGGCAGATTGAAGTTCGACGCTCTTTTCTGCAAGCTCTGTGCGGTATGTATTGGCAAGCTCTGTATTCCCCAAATTTTCTGCACGTGCAATCCAATCATCCATTCCGTCAACGGCATCCTGCGCTGTCTGCAATCTTTTTTCTGCGGTGTTAAAGTTTAGAAGGGCATTGGCATACGCCTTTTCTGCCAATCCTTTTTCAGTTTCAAGGGATGATATTTTCAATGCAAGCTCTTCGCGAAGCATGGTAAGCTCAGCAGCTTTGCTTTCTGTAAGCTTTCCGCTTGCTACTGCTGCGGCAATATCGGCGTTATTGGATTGTTTCTTAACTTCAAGGAGAGTCTTTAATCCGTCTATTTCAGTATCAACTTTTAATGTTTGTTCTACACCATGCAGAGCGGCAGCGGTCATAACAGCAGCTTTATAGGTACCATAGGCAACGGCAGCGGATTCTATGGCAGTCACTACAGCTTCCCAATGTTCAACAAGATATGAAACGCCGGAAAGTCCGCTATTGATAATGCTTTCATTCTCTTTGCCTATTTTGTTAAACATGGTAGATATAGCATCTTCAATATTGCTTATCTGTCCGGTGATGGTTTTTGATTGCTCTTCCATTAGTCCACCGAATTTGCCACCTTTGTCAGTCATAGCTTCGATAGCTTTTTGCACTTCGGGGAAACCAACCTTTCCGGCTGTTACAAGTTCGCCAACCTTATCTTTAGTCACTCCGAACTGTTTGGCAAGCTCGTCTGCCAATGGAATACCACGTCCCATAAACTGGCGCAAGTCCTGGGTAAAGAGCCGCCCTTGCGTCATGGTAGTACCGTACAGCCAAACAAGGTCATTCAACGGGATGGAAAGTCCGGAAGCTATATCTCCGAGTCTGATTAAGGTTTCATTGACATCTTCTGTGGCAGTTCCGTAAGCGAGCAACTGCTTGGCGCCATTGGCAACACCTTGTAAGTCAAAAGGTGTTTTTGCAGCAGTATAAACCAATTGGGACATCAATGTATTTGCTTGCTCTTTGCTTCCAAGCATGGTATTAAAGGCAACTTCCAATTGCTGGAATTCACCACGTACTCGTGTAATATCACTAATGAGCTGCTTAGCTCCTAAACTGATACCGAATGCTGCTGCGGCAGTAGTCATACGTCCAAACATCTGCTCGATGCTCATACCGCTTTCTTCTATCTGTTTGGATGTGGTGCGTACTCCATTGCGCGTTTCTTCGAGTTTATGCAGAAAATTGGAGTTGTCTCCGGTTATGTCAAAGTGCAATCCTGCCATATGTCTTTTCGATTTATGAAGTACCATGTAACATTACATGGATTATGTCCTGTTTTTCACCATTAAAAATTATAATGCTCGTAAATTTTCTGACAGACACCCGAGAAAATAGTCTTTTTTTAATCTTCAAGCATGCTTTTTATCAGCTCTCTATTCTTTGGGTCGTCTGCATTGATACGTTCTTTGGGGTCGAATATATTCAGCAATTTCCTTTCGTCAGCTGTCAGATGAACTGTGGATATGGAGTCAGCCATTAACATTCTAAGATTGGTATAACTGATTCCCCAAACCACATAATTCATGGACCAGCCATAACGTTGGCAGGCGAAGTCTATTAACGTGCCGTAGACACTGTTGCCACCGAACGTGATACTTCCGCTATCTTTTTTGACGTCTGCAATACGTTTCCGTTCTTCACGTTCCTTGTCAATACCTAAATGCTTAATGTATAATTCGGCATCATCTCCGCTTAGTATGATTACAAACAAGGTGGCAAGTTCTTCCACGTCCAAGTTAGCTGCGAAGAATTCTTGCCTGCATATAATCTTGTCATTGTCAAAAATATCCGTCTTTTTATTGAACGTATAATAGGATAATATTCTGCAAACAAGCTCTTTTTTGGTGTTGCATAGCCTAAGGGCTTCCATGTAAGGGTTAGCAGCTATAATCTTATCATCCGCACCAAGCCCAGTAAACAATCTGGCGAGCAGGTATGTTTTGCCGAGGGTAGGAGGATATATGGAAAAATGCCGGTTACCAACAGTGAAGCCTATCGGCTTTTCCATAATAGCATCGGCTATACTCATTTCTATACGTTCTCTATTTTCCATAACAAAAAAGGTTCATAGGGCAGGATGACGGATTCAAACCATCGCCACATATATAAATACGTATGCTTTCACTACACCAATCCTGCATGGTGCAGGTTTTACCACCAACCTGCAAAGGGCGTCTGATTCCGCCTGCCACCACTTGTTTGAAAATCCATCAACCGGCAGCAGTGTACTTTGCTGCGACCTCAACGATTTCACCTTCTTTAATGGTGGTAGACGTTTGTGTAGGTTTGTTCTTGCCACTTACATCCTTATACTGGATGGTAACACTGCCTTTGGTTGCAAATACCTGCACTCCGCTTTTATGCCAGTCGTTTTCAGTGGATAGCTTCCACATGCCGGCTCCACCATCATCAGAGATGACTACTTTCAGGCTGCCGGCACCGCTAAAATTTACAACTTCGTGTTTTACCTGATTGCCGGTTGTCGGCTTCAGCACATCAAAGGTATATTTCCATTTCTTGCCGTTTTCGGTGTCGAAGGTTTCTTCCATGGACATAGTGGAGCGGTCAATGACAATACCTTCAACTGTAGAGTCTTCCGGCTGGAGTTTTACAGCATATTCACCGGAAATGATACCGTCAACATCATCAACAGGCTTCGCACGTCCCTTTCCGGCACGGAGTTCAAATTCAAAGGTATACGTGTTGGCTGCATATTTGACAGCCTCGTTCTCACCACCTTCTATTTTTGCTTCTCTCTTAGTACCTTTTGTAGGTGTTAACTTTGTTGAATTCTCAACCGGGGTAGGGATGTCAATCCAAGATGATGGAGCTTTGCTGCCATCACCTAACTTACCAATCTTAATAGTGGGTTTCCCCCATGATAGTTCCATACTTTATTCGTTATTTACTTTGTAAAACAATTTATTGTTTATGAGGTGTTCGTTTTTCCCGTTCACCTCAAGCACCCTTTGTTTATCCAGGGTGAAGCGGTAGCTTTCTCCACGCCCTGTTTCCAAAACCTGAATGGCGATTTTGCAGAGTTCCCTGCACCGCATATCATTCATTTCTGCTTCGCCATCACGAATGTTGTCCTTTACATAGATGTTTACATTTACAAAAGCTTCCTGCATCTGTCCGCTTCCATTGTCCAGGATTGATATGATTATATCTTCCTTGTTTGAGTTGGCGGGCCTTTTAGATGCTTTACAAAGTTTTCCGGTTACAGCCTTTTCCAAAGCAGACCCTTTGATGTGTTTGTAAATATCATCTTTTATATCAATATCAGACTTCATCATGGCGCAAGTTGGCTTTTAAGCTTACTCATCATTTCCGGCAGTTTCTTTCTTGCGAACAGTTCGGCGGATGCGAGGACATTTTTGCTTTCCATCGCTTCCACAAGTTCGGCATAATTCATTCCTGCAACAACGACAAGTACATATCCATTCGTGAATTTCCTGGCAATTTCTTCTGCAAACGTTTTGCCTTCCTTAACTCCATCGTTGCCTTGCTTTACTTGTGTAAAATCCGAGTAGCGGAGTATTTTCCCATTATGAGCGATAGCATAGCCAATCGAACTACGCAGGTTTCCAGAACGGTCTATCCAGCTTACTTCTTGCGGTCTGTCTCTGGCTTCAATCACACACAGTTCTCCGAGGTAGGAGAGTGCGTGGACAATCAGATTTTCAGTGCGCTTTTTTTCAGCATTGATAAAAGCGTTGATTTCGCTCATTGGTGTTGTCATCCTTATACCCATAACTTTGCGCAAAGTTGATAACGATGGAATCCTTTAACCTCACATTCTCTGACAATACCCCCAAGAAGAAACAGCCTCACTTTTTCTCCAATGGAAAACTCCCTGCAATCAGCGTCCAGACGGACAACAGAGGAATAGGTGCGAACGACACCGTCTTCAAACTGTCTTTGTTCGGCTTTCCCTGCCGGAACATTGCGACATGGTATATCACCTTCCCATTTGCTTTCGCCTTGATGGTAATCTCCGTTTCCGTCTTCATATCCAGGAGTGATGGTAAGGTACTGTAGTCTATTGGGTCTATCGTCAATAATCATGGTTGTTATCTTCCTATATAAACGGCGGGTTCTCCGACTATCCTCTCGCTTTCACCAATGGCATTGTAAATGCTATTTGCCAAAGAGAAGATTTTATCTTTTTCAGACTGGCTGAAAGAAATGTCACCTTCTGAAAAGTTCGGAGCTTGAATAAGACTGATAAGGCAATCTGCCACAGCCCCCTTAAAGGGTTTGCTGGTAAAAATTTCCGCTGTACAGTCATCATTGCCGTTAAGTTTCCTTTCAAGCAGACGGTTTTCAAAGAAGCCACTACTTAATTTGTAGTGGACTTCATCTTTTAACGCTTGCAGAATTGTTTTCATACGCTATTCGGACTTATGGGACTCTACAGCGGCTTTCAATGCTTCTTCCTCTTCGTCACTTAAGGCATTGACTTTCTCAATCAGTTTGGCATCGCTGATGTTGGAAGCAATGCGATCCTTGCTGATGGTTTTCAAAGCTGCAATAAATTCCGGTTTCTTATAGGTAGCCCCCCAGATGGTTATTTTCGCATCGCCACTGTCTTTGGACTCTGCTGCGGTGTCAACTTCTTGTGCTTCGGAGAAATCGTAAACATAAATCTGGTCAACATCCTCGATAATAGGGGCTACAAAAGCCTGACCGGAAGTTATCTCTCGCAAAGGGTTTACGAGCGAGTATTTAGATATCAGCTTGAAGGTGTCTACAAGCTTGTAGATAACATTCTTGACGGGATTGGTCTGCTCTGCCAATCGCCCATAAACCAAAGTCCCGACAACTTCATTGCAGATGAAAATAAGTCTGTTGGCGTTCCAGGGTTTAATAGAACGCTTTTTGCCGTTCTCTTCAAAAATGACAGAGCGGTCAATGATTTTAAACGTGACGCCACCGTTATCATCTGCAAAGGCCTCGTTGAATTTGGCGCCGGTAGGGGTGGGGAGAACCGTATCCGGAGTGAATGATTGTCCGGTATAATTGGCTACAAGTTCTTTTGCTCCTTGCGTCTGTCTTAGTTTGTCGTAAGCGGATTTGGCAACGCAAATCTCGATGATTGAATTACCATCTGCATCAGCTTTGGCAATAACCCGTTTGATGTCCTCAAGAGAAATTTCATCTTTTGCGGTAGCGCCAAAGGTGTTTTCTCTCAAATAGTTGAAGTTCAAGCGCATTAGGGCATTGGGGGTATCCTCGTCCTTAATGGCTACATATCCGTTGGATAGAGCAAACAGGAAGTTGTATTCATTCCTTTCATCAATACCGACTGAGCAGGCGACAGCATCATTGGCCAGTTTGCCGGCGATGACTTTTGCATTACCACCCTGAGCTTCCATCACATTGATGTTATTAATGTCCGACTCTTTCAGGATTTTGGACATACCGATTTTAGGCAACTTTCCGTTGGCTGATGCAATGCTATCACGGCTTTTAACCGGCAGTTCGGAATCTACAGCCACGAAGTCAGCGGCCACATAGGTCGTATTGACAGAAGTGCTTTCCCATTTGTTGTCCGGAGAATATTCCGTACGCAACATGGCATTATCTCCCTTGTGAAGATAGGTGAGCTTTTTGTTTCTCTTGCCGTTTACTTTTTCGATTAACCGTTGCAGTTTAGGGAAGAATTTGGCAACGTATTTTTGAAATAATGACTCATTCATAAATTATACCTCCATTTTTAGTCGTGTTCAAAAACAAGTGTCGGAATAGCTGCTTTCAGAGCCGCTTTGATTGTATCCAAAGGATAAGGACCGGCAGCATCGTTTACCACTCCAGTGTGCATAATGGACACGAATGGCTCTTTTACCGATTTGGTTGCACAGCATACACCTGCATACTCATGTTTTTCTGGCAATGCCTCATAGGCATCTCCGTTGGAGTTTATCGGCATAGGCTTGTATATGTCGGATTCCGTATCACGAATAATCACATGCCCTGCACGGATAAACTCTCCTTTAAAATTGCTTACATCCAGAACTTTACCGCCCTTAATACCTGCTACGTATTTGCGGATAACAATCGGGTCATTTCCGAAACCGAAAGATTCAATAGTACCTACATCTACTGCTCCCATTTTTCATTTGGTTTTAAATGTTACAATAAATCAGCCATTTCGTCAATTTCATTATCATTGAATGGCTCTTCTTCTTTGGGCTTACCGTCACCGGCAGCAGGGGGAGTTCCCATAGTGGAAAGTCCGGCATCTGCGCGTTCCTGATTGTAAGCTTTCAAATCCTCTTCAACTTCGGAGTAGAATTCTTCGAACTCTTCATCGCTTTCAAAACTCATTTTAGAGAAACTTTTCAGAGTACGGGAGCCGAATGTGCCAGCGTTCTTAAGGAGAGCCTCAAGCTTCGCCTTTCGGGAAGTCGTGATTTTGTCTCCTTCCAATGCAGAAATTTTATCGGTCAGGGTTTCGATGGTCTGCATCATTCCCTTAGCCCATTCCGGTGCATTGTCATTCTTTCCTTTGTTTTTGGGATTTTTCTTGTTTGAACCCGTCTGACGATTGGTAGTATTCGATGACTCATCGTCATCGTCGTCATCGGTTTCGTCATCGTCGTCATTCTTCTTGCGGTTCTCCTCGATTACTCGATTTGCAAAAGACTGGCTGACTTGTAGATAGGGGAGAACCGCATCAATCGCTGTATCAATCTCTGCGTTTACATCCTCGTCGGAGGCATCATCTGCGGAAGTTAGATTGTCGGCAATCTTGGCGGCGACACTCATCAGTTCCTTCTTGTTGAACCCGAACGCCTTCACTTTCGGTTTCAATCTTAACAAAACTTGCTGTTTTCTGTCCATTGTAGAATGAATTTAAGTTACTAAAAAGAAATAGTCTGCGCAGCACACATGCCAGCAGACTATTCCGTAGAACTTAAAAACACTTTTAGAGCAATGAGTTTTTACGACAAGTTCCGTGGCATGTAGCTTCACATGCTTTGGATGCAAATATACTAATTTTATTTGAAAAACAAATAAACTAAAATATATTTTATCTCATTATCAGAACTATAATAAACCTTCATCGCAAAAAGAGAAAAACGAACCATCGGATATGATTACACTATCAACAAGTTTTATATCAAACAGCGAAAGTGCTTTCTTTAGTTTGTCGGTAATTAGTTTATCTTCCATTGATGGCTTCACATTGCCAGATGGATGGTTGTGAACGAAAAAGACACCAGCGCATAAGCTTTCTATCGCATACTTTGCTACTATTTTCGTGTCAACAACTGTTCCTGCAACTCCACCTTGAGATATTTTGGCATAACCGAGAACCTTGTTTGCTCTATTGATAAGCACAATGAATGAGCTTTCATATATAAGCAAATCATCGGAATAGAACTGCTTTGCGTAATCATACACATCACTGGAGGACATTATCTTCTTTTGCTCAAACTCACATTTATTTGCGGATAGCTTGTATTCGACTACTTTCTTTACCATTGTTCTGTTAATTTAGATATTATCACCAGGTAACTTAACTCCTGCATTACGTAATGCAATTGTCATTTCTCCAATAAAACGGTTTAATTCATTGAACCTATAGGTTCTTTGAGGAACGCTCATTGCAACTTGGCATTGGATGCTGTCCAATCCGAAATGAACGGCTGAATTTACTATGTTTTTGATGAATGCCTTTTTCTGATTTTCTTTATTTGTCCTCATTGCTCTTATAATTGTTATACTTTGCTTTTCTTTTATATAGCTAAGATACTGATTTATAGCGATATATACAAATTTATAAAACTATTTATTTTCTGATTATCAGCGAGTTAAGCAAGATTTAACGGATAAAAAAAAAGAGCGACTAATAAGCCGCTCAACAATGCGATAGAGAATAAAAACATCAATAAGATTCTATAACTCTATTCAGAAATTTAGTACGCAAAGATTTCTTTATAATCTTTTTCATGTCTGATGGTAGATATGTATATGCCTTATCAAAGATGTTATCTGGAACTCCGTAAAATGCTTCTGCCAGTCCTCCAGTAATACAGGCAATAGTATCACTATCTCCACCTATTGATACTGCATTTCGAATAGCATCTTCAAACCCGTTACTTTCATGAAAGCAGATTATTGCTTGAGGTACAGTTACCTGGCAACTTTCATCAAACTTATTGCATGAACGAATGAAAGCAACTGTTTGTGATAAGTCATATCCAAATGTAGATTCTAACCATTTTTTTACATCGTCTTTAGTGCGCCCAGTGCGCAATAAGAATATTGAACCTGCAATAGCTTGTGCGCCTTTGATACCTTCTTTATGGTTATGAGTAACTTTTGCACTTTTTTCTGCCTCTTCAAGAACTTTGTCCAGCGAATTATAGTAGAATCCTATTTGGCTAACACGCATAGCGGAGCCGTTTCCATAGCTGTTATATGGTTGTGGGTTGTCGCTTCTCCACCATCTTTCAAAGGATACACCGTAAGAACCTTTGGGGGTAGGATATTTTCTACACCATTCAAGTAGTGCATCTTTATAATCTATCTTACAATAAATGGCATCAGCGATTGCAACAGTACAAATGGTATCATCAGTAAAGCTGCAATCTTTCGCAAACAGTTCAAAATCTTTCGTATGGATATTGTTAAATTCAAAACGAGAACCTACAATATCGCCTATTATTGCTCCAATCATACTGGTATTATTTATATATAAAGGTAAGAAAATTATTTGATTTGGCGAAATATAGCATCTTATATTTCCTCCATATAGATATATAAATTGCCGAATATCTTCTTATCTACAACTTTGATTTTTGTAATTTTAAACTTGGAAGATTTGTCGAACAATATTTCTTTTTCTTCCTGTATATCTGATATATATGATATATCAACTCCGTTTTTCTCCTCGATTTCAAAGATAATTTTATACTGCGCACCATCAGCGAAATCATCTGCAACAAGTTTATTGGCAGATGTTGACATAAAGCCATCCTCTATATAATCATCACCTTTCTTTAAAGACTTCAAATTGTCAAACATTGCTCTGTCGGCAGCAATGCCTCGATAACTTGTACCAACATACTTATCGGAAAGGCTGATATATTTGCTAATATCGCTAATTACAGATAAAGACTCGTTGTCAAGCTGCCTCCTTTGACCTCTTAAATATTGGTTTATTCTTGGATAGTACGAACCGGTATATTTAGTAACAGATGCGATATATTTATTTTTATCATCTTTCAAATAAGACGGATTATCTTTCAAGAAATATGGCAATGTCCCACGTTTCTTGGAATCATCAATCCTTTGCTGATTGGAGATAACCCATTTCTTGAAATTATCAGGCACATCTTTCACTCGGTTTACGCTATCAGAAGAAGCAACACTTCGTCCGTCCCAGGCCCAAAACTCCTCTTCTGTTTTAAGGATGGGGATTTTATAGCAACGACAGACCGGGTGCCACCCCTTCCATTCAAAATCTTTTGGGTACTTTCCTGCAAGTTGGTCACAAATGTCATAATACCGTCCTTTAGGAACTCCCTTGCAGTTATGGTTCCCGCTTAATTTTATCTCATATCCTACAACGAAATCCATCTGTCCCAAACGTTTGTTTTCAGCGGTGCGATAAGCCATGTTTATTTCCGATGCAGCAAGACGGAGTGAGCGGTATTCGCAATCGGCGGCTTTGCTGGCTGTGCCGAATTTCTCCTTGTAATCCTTTTGCAGACTGGGGAAATCAAGTAGGTATTTGGATATGCGTTTGCTAAGAGTTACTGCACTGTATCCTTTCTCTATGGCACACGAAATGGCATCTTCCAGTTCTTTCCTATAAATCATAGACTGGTTCCATAGCTTATCAGATACATTAAAGCCTTTGTCCTTGCGATTTTGAAAGGCTTTCAGAGCATCGGAGTTGGTTTGATATAGGACCTTGTATTTTCCCTTGTCAACAGTCGCATTGTAGGTTTTCAACACAGCGTTGGCAAATAAATTCTGCACCTCATTGCTATTCTTCCACTCCTCGCTTGTGCCATGATAAATAACTGCCCCAATGTCGTTTACAAAACGTCTTTGAATGTCGCTTATCCTCTTTTGGGTTTCCGGGTATTCTGAGAAAGAAAACGGTCTGTCTTTCAAGTCTATTTCCGAAATACCCAAGCTCTCAACCAGTTTAGCCGCTTCGAGATTGAGTGTGTCGTATATGGATTGCACGAGCGCAACATATTGGGCGAGCCGCTTGTTCAGTTCGCTGTACTTGTGTTTTTGGTTGGGAGTTTTAGGTTTTGACATTACTTCTTCTTGAATTTGTCACAATAGCTATGGTCAAGAAATTTGCTCCATTGATAAAAGGGGCACTTGCACATGAAATATTCTCCTTTCGAGTTCTTCTCGTGGTAATCGTATGCGTATTGGCAATCACGACAATGATATTTGGATTGAGGAATAACTTTCTTTGCCATTATTCCTCAATTCTATCTGGTGCAGGCATTTCCAACAGCCGGATAGCCTTAATCGTTTCTCTACCTTCCAATATTGCTTTACACAAGCGATGATAGCCATCAGCTATTTGTCCTACATCATCCAATATGATAGGATATTCAAGAGAGCATTCCCTCACACGCTTACATTGGAAGATAAAACTATGAAGCTGGTTACATTCAAAGGGTTCTGCTGTCAAATCTATATTCCATAGCGGCATATCCATAATAGAGTATTCTTTCGCTTTGGCGAAATCGTAGAGAGTTTGGGCGAACCAAACCTTATCACCTCTGTGATATTCACTTTCTGCAAAACTCATGTTATCTATTGGAACTTTCATCCTATACCTTCTTTATGTACACTTTGATTTCACCAGTAACATGAAGTTCGCCACCTACTTTTTCAACAGAATATTCAATCAGCCCTCTTTGACTGATAGAGTTTATGATTGATTGGCGTACTTCGGCTTTGATTTCCTTAATAAGCATTTCATCAGCTTTTCTATTAGACCAACCTTCATTAAGTTTCATCTTTTTCCGGTAATCCTTTATTTCTTTCTTGGTGCGATAAAGACGAATACCCAATTTCTTTGCTTCGTAGTTATTAACTCTTTCAATACTACTCAATCGTTCTTGTGGGTTGAGTTTTTCGGCTAACCCAATGAGCCATTTTGATATTTTTGTCTTCATGATTTTAAGTTTTAAGCCGACAGCGTAAACACCTGTCTACGCTGCCTTAACTTCTTCTACAACTTGGCAGATAAGCTATTGTATAATCTCCCAATCTTCGGCAAACACATCACTGATAGACGGAACCCATGAATCAGCACGACCGGTATTCTCGTTGTAGATAAGAC